GCTTACCAGAGCTAGATAATCTGTTATTACAACACCAAAAGCTAGCTTCTGCTGCGCCAGGCGACATTGGGCAAGCTGCTCAACCTGCTGCACAAGGTGGCGCTGGTATGCTACGCAGAGGAAGCAAGGGTCCTGAAGTTGAGAAACTACAAAAAGACCTAGGCATGCAACAGGTTGACGGACAGTTTGGTCCTGCAACTGAAAAAGCTGTTAAGACATTCCAACAAACAATGGGCTTACAAGTCGACGGTATCGTTGGTCCAAATACCTTAGCAGCGATTGGAAAATCTAAAGCTGCTGGCGCAGATGGACAAGCACCCGCCGGTAATCAAACTGATGCAAATCAATCAGATGCAGAAACAAAACGATTAGCAACAGCTAATACTGCGGCAGGACAACCTGCACAACCTGCACAAGGTGGGCAGGCAGCACAGCCGGCAGGTGATGCCACTGCTACTCTAGCACAAAAAGTTCCTAATCCAAAACAAGGACAAGAGTATTGGGTTAATGGAACACGCTATCAATACTTGCCAACTGGCCAACGCGGAGCAATGCAATGGAAGCCTAATATGAAAGGTGGCGATTGGGGTTGGAACTGGAATCAATGGGCTGCAAAAACAGGATTCACAGGAGATCAATCTGAAGTTAAGACAGCCATGAAAGCTAGCGGAACTGCAACTGCTAAGGCACCTGGACAACAGCAAGGACAAGCAGCTCAACCAGCAGCTCAACCAGCAGCTCAACCAGCAAACGATGAAGTAGCAACCATTGCTAAGAATGCCGGTGTTGCTCCTAGAGGAACTTCGGTTTCTGATCAACAAAGTTCTACTACACAACAAGGTAGTACAACAACTACAAATTCTTCAGCTACTATCAAAGGGTTGGATATGACGGCTGCAAGATCAACTCCTGAGTATCAAGAGATCCTAAAACAATCCACAATGAGAAGAGGTGGTGAGCCTACATGGCGAGATCGTCAAGTAGCTGATCTTAAATATAAGTCTGCTATCGCTAGTGGTAAAATCAAACCACCTGCAGGGGGACAGGCTGCTCAACCGGCAGCAGGCGGACAAAGCAAAGTTATAAACAGAAGAGACGATTTCTAAGTCAAACAAAAACCGCCCTAGGGCGGTTTTTTAATGCCAGTTACCTTGAAAGCAATGCCTAGTTTCGTGTCCTAGCGTATGCATATTAACTCTCTTACTAGTAACAATAGTGCATTGATTACCTAGCCAAAAACTACATGCGTTAACTGCATAGCCAAAACCTTTATAGCCTCTGTTTCGACTTTCTCGTTCGCAGACTTTTTGAACATCTTCTGTAACTACCCATTTTACGGTTATTTCATCTACTCGATTTTTACTTGCATCGAAATATTCAGTGGGACTATCCCAACCGACTCCTGCATGAGCAGTTGATGTCAACAATAATGCCAAAAATAGTTTTTTCATATGTTAAGTATAACACTACTATGGCTATATTGCAAATATTTTGGCTATTGACTTCTTCGTATAACTATTGTATAATCGTACTTTATTAGGAGAACCGAATGTCAACACGTATGTATGGTCCGGAAGAAAAAGCTAAACTTGAAAGATTAATTAACGAAGGATCTACTGTTCTAAGAGAAATCGAAGATTTGAAAGAAGGTTTAAAGGAAACTGTTAAAGCAGTAGCAGAAGAATTAGAAATTAAACCTAGCATCATTAACAAAGCAATTACTATTGCTCATAAAGACAATTGGAAAGATCACGAAAACGACTGGAATGAGATCGAAATGATCCTCGGCGTTACTAACCGACTACCAAAGGACTAAATGAACTCTATCTTTAGTGTGGTTATTGATGTATTTCGTTGGGCACAACGAGATTTCAAAGAATGGCCACTTAGATTTGTATTAGAGATTACAGCCTGGGCTATGAGTATTGCCTGTAGCATTACTATGGCCCTGACTGTACCTACACCACCGTTTTTGATTTTATATCCATTGTTTATTGCTCAATGTGCTATCTTTGGTTGGGCGGCGTGGACTCGCCGTTCGACTGGCATGGTAGCTAACTACCTGTTGTTAGTCACTATAGATAGTATTGCATTGATTAGATTGCTAAGTATATAAGAACAAGGTTTGATCAGCCACAAATGATCAGTTTGGTATTTGCGAGCCGAAAATCGCATAGGAGAAAAACAACTTGTACGTCGACGCATATTTTGACAGAAATGCAGATATAATTCGTGTAGTAGAACGTAGCACTCAAGGTGCTAGGCAGTATAAAGAATTTCCAGTTCGTTATACATTTTATTACGAAGATCCTAGAGGAAAGTTCCAGAGCATTTATGGAGACCCCCTAAGTCGAATTGTTTGCAAAAGCACTAAAGATTTTCATAAAGAAACGAAAATCAACAACAGTAAAAAGCTATATGAAGCTGACATTAATCCTGTTGTATCTTGCCTTAGTGAGAATTACCTTAACCAAGACGCACCAAAGCTCAATGTAGCTTTCTGGGATATTGAGGTGGATTTCGATCCAGAGCGTGGTTACGCATCGCCAGATGATGCGTTTATGCCAATTACTGCTATTGCTGTTCACCTGCAATGGTTAGATACACTTGTCTGCCTTGCTATTCCTCCAAAAGGAATGACTGTTGAACACGCACAGGAACTGGTTAAAGATTTTCCCAATACACATATTTTTGACAACGAAGCAGACCTATTAGACACATTCCTAAATCTTATTCAAGATGCAGACGTGCTTAGTGGGTGGAACAGCGAAGGCTTCGATATGCCTTACACTGTCAATCGTATAACTAAGGTATTGAGCAAAGACGATACACGCCGACTTTGTCTATGGGACCAATATCCAAAGAAAAGAGAGTATGAGAAATACGGCAAAACTGCTGTCACATACGATCTTACCGGTAGGGTACATATGGACAGTCTCGAACTGTATAGAAAGTATACCTATGAAGAACGTCACACCTATCGATTAGACGCTATTGGTGAGATGGAGATTGGCGAAAGCAAGACAGTTTACGAAGGTACACTGGATCAGTTATACAATAATGATTTCCGTAAATTTGTAGAATATAACAGACAAGACTGTGCTCTACTTAACAAACTTGATCAAAAACTCAAGTTCTTAGACTTAGCAAATAAACTAGCCCACGAATGTACTGTATTGTTGCAAACTACTATGGGAGCCGTAGCGGTTACTGAGCAAGCTATCATTAACGAGTGTCACCGCAGAGGGATGCAAGTTCCTAATCGAAATAAAAAAGATGAAGACGAAGATGCAGGTGCAGCTGGTGCATATGTTGCTTACCCTAAGGAAGGTATTCATGATTGGATTGGATCGTTAGATATTAACTCGCTGTATCCGTCAGCAATTCGTGCGCTTAACATGGGACCCGAAACCATTGTTGGGCAATTGCGTCAGACTATGACCGAAGAACATATTAAATCACAAATTGCTAAAGGAAAAAGTTTTGCAGCAGCATGGGAGGGCATCTTTGGTTCTCTAGAATATAGTGCTGTTATGAACAAAGAAATCGGAACTGAGATAACAATTGACTGGGAAAACGGAGAAAGCGATTTATTAAGTGCTGCCGAAGTATATAAACTTATTTTCGAGAGTCACCAAAGTTTAATGATCAGTGCTAACGGAACTATCTTCACTTACGAAAAAGAAGGTATTATTCCAGGATTGTTAGCACGTTGGTATAAAGAACGAAAGGAAATGCAAGCTAAACTTAAAGAATCGATTACTGCTGGTAATAAAATTGAAGAAGAATATTGGGACAAACGTCAGTTAGTTAAGAAAATTAACTTGAACAGTTTGTACGGTGCTATTCTTAACCCGCATTGTAGATTCTTTGATAAACGTATCGGGCAGTCAACTACTCTTACAGGGCGGCAAATTGCTAAACACATGGCTGCAAAAGTAAATGAAATAGTTACCGGAGAATTTAATCATGTTGGAAAAGCTATTATCTACGGCGATACTGATAGCTGTTATTTTTCTGCTTATCGGACGCTTAAGAAGGATATCGAAGCAGGTGCGATCCCGTGGACAAAAGAAACAGTAATTACACTATATGACCAGATTGGGAATGAGGTAAACAATACATTCCCATCCCTTATGCTCGAGGCATTTCATTGTCCGAAAAATAGAGGCGAGGTTATTAAAGCAGGTCGAGAAATTGTTGCAAGTAAAGGATTGTTTATTACTAAGAAACGATATGCTGTTCTTTATTATGATAAAGAAGGTAAACGTCAAGATGTAAACGACAAGCCTGGCAAAATTAAAGCAATGGGATTAGACCTTAAACGTTCGGATACTCCAGAATTCATTCAGAATTTTTTGAGTGATGTTCTCGAAATGGTGTTAACTGGGGGCGAGGAAGATAAAGTTTTAGACTTTATCAGTGCCTTTAGAACTGAATTTAAAGTTAGACCTGGATGGGAGAAGGGATCGCCAAAACGTGCTAACAATATTACCGAATATCAAAATAAAGAAGCTAAACAAGGCAAGGCGAATATGCCAGGTCACGTTAGGGCTAGTATTAACTGGAATACACTAAAGCGAATGTTCAATGACAAGTATTCAATGGGCATTACAGACGGTGCAAAAGTTATTGTGTGCAAGCTAAAAGATAACCCGATGGGGTTCACTTCAGTTGCATATCCAGTTGATGAATTGAGACTTCCTCAATGGTTTAAAGATTTACCATTTAATCATGAAGAGATGGAAGCTACAATTATCGACAATAAGTTGGAAAACTTAATCGGTGTCTTAAATTGGGACATCAGATCGACCGAGCAGACAAATACTTTTAATAAATTATTTGACTTCTAACCTAAATATCTATATAATAACAGAAAGGAACTATTATGAAAGACATTTTACAAGACATCGTTACTCACACTCATGCTTTAGGATTTTTGCCTATCGTTAAAATTACCGGAACTGATTCGGAGACCGTAGTTGAATCTATGGCTGAAGATCGATCAGTAATTCTATCTGCTAAGACTCATAGTGTAGTAGATGAATTTCAAGGCACATTTGGTATGCCAAACTTAGACAAACTAAACATCCATCTTAAGTGTCCAGAGTATAAAGAAAACGCTAAATTGGAAGTGATTAAAACACAACGCAACGGGCAAGAAATTCCCACTACGATTCACTTCGAAAATGCAGCTGGCGACTTTGTTAACGATTACCGATTTATGAGTGCGGAAGTAATTAACGAGAAACTTAAAACTGTTAAATTTAAAGGTGCTACATGGGATATTGAATTTGAGCCTACTCTGTCAAGTATCCAACGATTAAAATTCCAAAGTCAGGCACACAGCGAAGAAACTGTATTCCAAGTTAAAACAGATAACGGTGATTTAATTTTTAGTTTTGGTGATGCAAGTACCCACGCAGGTAACTTTGTATTCCAAACATCAGCTGGTGGAAAGTTGAAATCGGCATGGGCTTGGCCAGTTAACCAGGTTATGAGTATTCTTAATCTAGGCGGCGATAAGACTATGAAAATTGCCGATGCTGGCGCTATGATGATTACTGTTAATAGCGGAATGGCTGAATACAATTACATTTTACCAGCCCAATCTAAGTAATGAATAAAAATTTAACTGCCACACAAAATGACTACGCATACTTCCTGCCGGCAACGTCAGGATTTTATGCTACATTTATAGGTAAACAGCGTTACGGAAATTACGTAGATCCTGCTCGTATTCCAGCTAGTTTTACTAACGGTATAGAAAGCCTTAATTATTTAGAACCTGATAAAGGGTTGTTTTACTACGATCATTGCTTATATTCAGCAGGTCATGCTAACTTAGATCTAAATAAGCAAGATGAGTCGGAAGATATGTTCCGCAATCGTAATCGTGCAACAAGTTGGGTACTAGGCGACTCAGGTGGATTCCAGATTGGTAAAGGTGTGTGGCCTGCTGAT